CCTGTACCAGACTTTTTATTAAGAGTCTTTTCGTACTCCGCAAGAGCAGAATTAGATTTTGCTGTGCCTGTTCCTGTTCCTTTAAATGCACCACCCAAATCAAGTGACTTTGCTGCTGATTGCAGTCTAATTAGACTTGATTGAAGAGAATTAAATTCTCTATTTACTCTAAACATCTCCTTGTAGAGTATTTCCATCTCCTTAGACATAGGAGCAAAAATATTCCCTTTAGGAAGACTGTTAATGTCAGTAATAACTTGTTTTAGTTGTGAACTATTTTCAAGAAGAAGATTTTTTACTTCTGCTAATTGTTGCTTTAAACTACTAAGACTATCTGCCATTATCCCTCTATTAATTTCTTATCAATTTCCATAATTAATCCTGGGTCAGTTGGATTATTATATTTGTTTTTCCTATCAAAAACCCTATCAAACCACCTTTCTAATTCTTCTGGAGAGCCTTCCCAAATCATGGTCTCTGTTGGTCTCTTTTCCTTTGGTAATTCCCTAAATGAATCTACCTGAGACTTTTTTCTTATTATGTATGAGATTGTATATGGTAACTCACTCACATCATTTATATTTATGTCAAACGGCAAACGTAACGATTTAGAAACCGACCACAGAGCCTCTATTCCATTACTCCGTGCTATTTTTTTAGTTCATCCATCCCCAATTCAAGACTTCTATATTCTTTTATTAGTTGTTCTTTTATCTCTGATGGAAAATTTTTGAATTCTTCAAAACTTTCAAGAAGTGGGATTTTATATTCAGGGTCTCTATATAGACTATAGAAAACAATGTGATTATAAAAACTCTTTGTTAGTTCTACCTCACACATTTCATTTCTTATCCCTACTAAATAATCCTTTCGTAAAACTTCTATATCCTTTTTAAGTAGTTCTTTCTTTGCTGCTGCTGCCCTACTTATGATTTCCTCTCGTACTAGGTTTTCTCTCTTCTTTGGATATTCATCTACAAGTTTTTGGTATTCTTCTTGTTCTTCCAAAGATGCTCCTGATTCTAATTCTTTGGGAAAAGGAATATCAAGTTCACTAATTACTTCAGAAGAAATTTCTTTTAGTAAGGATAGCAAGATAACTTCAACAAGCTGTTTAGAATCTAAATCATTAACATCTGGTATATATGCAAGATGTTCATCTGATTCAGGATTTTTCAAAGCATCTCTAAGTTTTCTACTGTCTCTGAGTGCCTTTACTCTTGCTCTCTGAAGCTCTGCATCTCCAACTAATCTCATATAAAAAGTTACTGGCTCTGCATCTTTTCCTATTACTGTTACTGGTTTTCTATAATAAAATAGAGAATTAATATCTACATCGTTCTTTTCTGGTGATAATACCATCTTTTCCTCTCCTATTACTCTTAAAAAATAATGGGGTCATATTTAAATACTAAAAAGTAGATATAATATGACCCCTTAAGTTAAATCTCCCTATTAGTCGACTGTACTTAGCTTATTTATTTATTCTATACTCTTGCTCCAGAATAAATTATACATGCTCCAGTAGTACTCTTGAAGTTGAACACTTGTACCGCATTGTCATTCACGTTTGCTGTGTAGCTATCACCAACAACTTTAATTGTTGGAATGTAGATAGTTTTCAGAATTTGTGAACCAGATGCTGGATTAGTTAGTTGAATTTCAAGTGGTAGTTCTGCTGTGTCTTCATACTCGTTCAAAGCAAATTCTGTTTCACCAGAACCTATTGAACCATAAGTTAGAAGGTCTATCAATTCTTCATCAGTATCAAGAACAGTAAATGAACCTTCGACAGATGGAACCTGTGATTGATAACCCACAAGCTTATCGTTCCCCATCTCTCTAACCTCTGTAACATTCAAATTTCCATTGATTGTTATAGATTGTACTCTAGGAATCAAGTTGGCACTAATTTCGATTTCAATGTCCTTACCCTGAATTGCAGCGGGCATTGTGCTATCTGAAACATCTGTCCAAGTATCTCCGCCTGATGCTTCATGATAGATAGCAATCAATTGGCTTACTCTTGAATCAAAGGTAGTAAGTGTAGTACCAGAAACTGAATATTGTCCAGTTGCTGGACCAGAGGCTACTTCCTCTAAATAGTCCCCATCTAAAATAACTGATAGACACTTGTCACCATTTTTCAATGTAACAGGTGTATCCGCTAGTGAAAATGAAGTTGTTCCAGTAGAGAATTTCTCAACAACTACGTTGTATTTGAAATATCGTCTTTCAGTACCTGTGGCTGTGTAGTCCTCAGTACCTTCGCCATCTACGGAATATGAGAATGTAAAATCTTGAATTCTAAGTTTCTTGGCATGTACTGATTTGGCATAAGTTGCCACACTGTCTTCACGTATGTAAATAACAGCATCAATGTTTCCAAGTTCTCCGATGTCTACTCCTGCACCTGGGTAGGCACTTCTGTCTGTCCCAGTAAGAATAGAAAAGATTTTTACTCCTGTATCAAATGCAGAAAAAGGAACCGATACAGTTGGAATGTCTTCGACAGTTCCAGCGTGTAATGGGTTACCAAGTTCGTCAATATCCGTTGAAGGCGTATTTGAGCTTACTTCCGCTCTCTGAATTCTTGTTGCCAAAAACTCATCTCTTGGACCAACAATTTTAAGTGCCAGTCTCTTTGAGGGAATTGCTATACGTCTTGCCATTAATTCCTCCTAAATTTTAAACTATATATCTTGAATGAATTGCTACAGTAGCACGCCAGTCCATTACTTTTTGAAGTTCCGAATCAAAAATTGCTGGTCTGTATTGGTGCCTAAGAATATCCAGCCATCCTAAGCTGCTTGGGCTAACAGCTGGTGGAAATCCTTCATCATAGTCATATACTTCTACGCCACCATCGGCACGAAGCTGTCCAAAGATTTTGTAGCCAATTTCATCTCTTTGCTGTTTGGTATTAGCATAAATTTCTAAGTACCAAACTCTATCATATCTATCCGTTCCTCCTAGCTCGTGTAGGGTCGAACCTATATCCCCACCCACGATTGCAATACGTGGTATTTCCAAATCCCCGTCATAGTAAGCATCTACTATATCGACACCTGTCCCTGTAAATAAATCTTCAAGCCAGTAATATATACTAAGTTCTTGTTTTCTTTCTAAATACATTATTTTCCTTTAGTAGTAGAAAATCTCTCTGATAGTAATATCTCTAAAATAAGTTCCTTGCAGATAAGATTCTACATCTAATCGCATTTCTTTTGTTCTCATTCCTGCTGGAAGTGCAGGGTCTGAAACTCTTTCAGTAGAATAGTCTTGATAATTTGCAATTCTATCAATTATTTTATCTCTAAGCCTGTGTAAATCTTCCCATTCTAGCTCTTCTAGTGAATCCATCCCATGATATTCTCTAAACCTGTCTTTTATTTCCCTAGTCACCATTCCTCGAATGTTACTGGCTAATCTAGCCATGTCCTGTTCGTTTTGCATTCTTTCCAAATCTTTAAAAAGTCTTCTAACAAGTGCATTTGCCTTGTCTAAAAGTTTTTTTCTATCATGCCATCCCTTGGTTCTTTTTCTTTCAAAGGTTGTAACTCCAACCCCCATCTCCTTTCCTTTTCTATTTACTTCTTTTTCTGTTGTAGAAACTGCACCAGGTGCTCCATATTTTGGATATGGGTATCTTCCACCAGACCTTCTTCTTAGGTTTCCGTACTCAAGAAAGTGCCAATATCCTGCTGTATTATTTAATGCTCCTTCTCTGTCTTTAATTATTGTGTAATATGTTGCAGTTAACCACTCTGGATTATTCCACGTATCAGATTTCTTTCTTTTTGGGTTTCCCTTTTTAGTTGTTCCATACCCGATATTTGTTTTTCTTACTTCTCCAAGAATTGCAGCATCATAAAGTTTTCTCCACCCTATCATTCTAGCAGCATCTGAATTTGCACTACTAATTCTTACTGCTTCAACTATATCAAACCAAGTTTCAACAGTTCCTAAATCTCTATTACAGTCTGTAATTAGATTTACAGCCTCAAATGAACCATCTGCTAATATTACAATTGTGGCTTCAAACTTGTCAATAACCGTGTCTAGCAAGTGTGCTAACATTGGTTCTGTAATATCTGGTGCTTGTGCAGAAGCCCATGCAAAATTTGTTTGTAATAATTCTTTGGCAATAGACTTCATTGCTTTTTGAGCTTCTCTTATTTCTTCTGGTGATGGTCCCTTTTCAATATGTTTTTCAAATCTATCCATATCAGAAGCTATTTCAGTAGCAAATTCTTCAAGAACTGATATTTGTTCAGCTATATCACCAATTGAGGTTCCTGCTTCTTTAAATTGCTCTTCCCACCATGCAAAAGAATTCCTTTGTGCCATTTACTTTTCCAGCTGGTCGCCAAATAATACTTCAACGATAGCTCTTGTGAATTCATTAAATCCGTCAAGAACTTCCTTTCTAATTAATTTATACTCTTCTGTGTTAGGGTCTAATACGTCCTCAATGTTGTTTAGTGTTATTGCTAAATATTTCTTGTTTTTGTTTCCAAGAAACTTAACAATCTCTAGAACATTCAGTCCTTCAATTATCACCCCTATTTCTTTGTTAGACATCCTTTTCCTCCTCATTTAGAATTAGAACAATTCTGTTCAACTCTGGCACACCTTTATAAGTTCTTCTGTCAATACTCATTAACTTGCCGTCCACTTGTACAGTTTCTGATGTATTAACTATGTTTACGTTTGCTGCTGTATACTCAATTTGAGCACGACATTCTCCTTCAAAAACTTCTCCAGCAGAGTAACCAACTCCCTTATCCATGCTATTCCATCTTACATGTGCTGTTATTTCGTGTCCTGATATTACATCAGTCCAATAATTACCACCACAGGTAGGGCAAAAAGAGTTAGTAGAAACACCTGTTACTGGGTCTAGACTACAGCCAGAAGCTGTACAGCCTGTTTGTCCTGCGTACGAGTTGAATGTTATTGTTCTACCAATTGCATCTCTAATATCGTCTATTTTGTCTTTTGTGTCACTAGGAAATGTTATCGCCATATCTCTCGAAAATTTCTTGCCACTGAGTGGCTATATGTTTCCAAGTATATTCCTTGGAAGTGAATTTTTTATAGCTTTCTCTCCCCAACATTTCCCTTAGCTCCTGATTTTGATATAGGATTTCCAGAGATTCTGCAACATCTGCGGGGTGAACAAGTCCACCTCTAACTAATGTTTCAGGACTCCATAAATATTGATTGACTGGGGTAAGAATGCCCACATCTTCAAATAATTCTGTACATGCACTGTGGTTTGGAACAATCTGTGGAACTCCACAAGCAGCTCCTTCTGTTGAACAAAGACCCCAACCTTCTCCAGTAGAAGTATTTATTCCAACATCTGCACAATTGTAAATCATGTTTAGTTCTGGTAGGGTTACTCTTTGATTGTCTCTTACTGTATTAGTTAGAATAATTCTGTTTTGAATTCCTAACTTTGTACTAAGGTCTAGAACATCCCATCCAGTGTCTTTTATACCTGCATGATGATAGTATTTAACGCTCTCTGGTTTATCTTGGACAAACTCTGCAAAACCTTCCAAAGCTACGTCAAGACGTTTTCTTGGTTGATTCCTATTTACGTTAAGTACAATAAAGCTTTCCCATAATTCAGGATTTTTATCAAAGTACTGCTTTCGTACTTCTAGTTTATCTCCAAGAGGATAGAATGTTTTCAAATCAGTTCCATGAGGAATGATTTCAAAATCCATCTCTGGCATAGCTTCTGAACAAACTTTTTTTCCAAATTCTGTATAAACTACAGCAGTCTTTACGATATCGAAGTTTTTAAACCAGTTACTTGAAAAGTCAGTTCCATCTACTGGAAAATAAACAATAATTGGTGGAGGAGTATAGCCCTCCACAGTCGCCATTAAATCTTTGAATACTCTTAGATATTCAGAAATTACCCAAATATCATTTAGAATAAAGATGAAATCATGTTCCTTGTTGATAAAATCTTTGATTCTATTGAAACCCCATAAGTCTCCACCCAACATGGCTGGATAAATATTATGCTTATATTCGTGTGGGTCTCCCCTATAATTAATTGCCAGATGGTCAATAGTCCAATCCTCTGGCAGATTTTTAATAATCCCATGTGCAACTCGTGAAAATCCCGTAGGAGTAACACCGTCACATATAAATAATCCTTTCATTTTTTCCTTTCCTTTCATAGCTTTAATTAACCAAGTCTCTTTTGAATGTCTGTGCCAACTTTTTAGTTGGTGGGGTTAGATACCCTGACAATTCTTCAAAGTCTCGCTTGAGTGAGGTATTCTTTTGTTTGCCACCCTCAATATTTGAGAATGATATTTCATCATCCTTCCAAGAGCCATAATCCCATGCATTATTCTCTAGGGTTCCCCCTTTGATAATAAGGGATGCCATTAGTATTATGGGTCTTTCATCTGATACTTGAACTATGGGCGGAGAATCATACTTATAGTCTGAAGTACTCCACCCATTAGCTGTTGTATTTCTTGCTACATTATTAGTACTGTCAATAACGTATTTGTCGTTCCACCAAGGCATCAAAGCTTTTACTCCTGCTACCAAAGATGTACGTAACCAAGAATCTTCGTATCTATATGCGGAAGAATCAATATCGTACAGTTGTAATCTTAATGCATCTATTAAATAATCTAAATTGCTGGAACGTATTGGCATAGTTTATAACTCTTTTGTTTCTGGTTGAATATCTTTTTGTTGTACCTCTGCTAACCTTTGCCTAATATGCACCATTGTCTTTTCAGGTCTTTCTAGCTCTTCTGCTATTGAAAGAACCCTATAAAGAATTGGTTCAGAATCAATCTCGTTGAGTTCTTTTTTAAATTTCATATACGGAGCAGTTACTAACTCTTCAATTACTTCTTTAGTATACTTCTCGTAACTTTTCTCAACTTCACCTTTAGGCTGTGGTTTTTCTTTTTCTGCCAATTTAACAAGATATCCCTTCTTAAAGAGGGATTTATTTTGTCTTTCAAAGTAAGCTTCTTCCATTTGTGACCAAACTTCTACGAAACACCCCTCAGAATTCTTAGCGGGATTTCCGTATAGAATAACTGGTTCTGGTATTCCATTAAATGGGTTTACTACAGAAACTTCAACTTTTCCTAAAATATTCTTTTTAAATATTGCAGTAGGTTCCCCTATTTGCATTTTTGCAAAAGCATCTGGTGATACTGTTTTTTCTGGCATTCTAATCTCCTTTCCTATTTATTAACTTCCAGACTGGGATGCAGTAAAAACCACATCCCAGTCTTTATTACAATTACTTATCAAGTAATTTCAATGACATAAATTCCTTCAGCTTTGTCGATAATCATACCAAATTGTTGGTAGATTTCAAAGAACCATTGTGGAGGAGTTGGTCTTGGGTCTGTGTACTGCTTTTCCTTGATGTCACCATAGGTGATAAACTCACCAACATTTTTACCCATAACAAGAATCTTGTTTGTAGGTACTAATGCAGTATAGGAATCAGGGTAGTCCCAATCTTGGTCAATTACGACAATTTCTGCACCGTAATATCTTCCTAACATCCCACTCATCATAACTTCTTCAAGCTGTGAATCTACTCCCACAACTGTTGGAGAAGCTGCACCATTGTCCCAAAATGCACCAAATTTGGTGATAGGATTTAGTACGCTTCTTACACCAGCAACAACGATTGGTCCACCGATTGTTTGCGAAATTTGTTGAATCGCAGCTTCGAGACCTGCAGCTGAAACCTCAGTTGCAATTGCAGCATAGTTGTCTGGGGTATTTCCTGCTGTCCATACAGATGTAAGTGCAGCAAAAACTTTGTTTTGGTAGTAGTCTTTTAGGGTTTTTAGCATTTCTTCACGAATTCTTTCAATTGTTCCCAATTCGCCAGAATTTAGTTCCCACTCAGAGGCAGTAACTTTGATGTCAGCACCATCAAGTGAGTAGTGAAGACGTTCAACGATTGTGAATTCGTCAGCTAGATGTACAGTTCCAGGTACTAATGTGCGAACATTAATTCCTTTACGTACTTTCTTTACTAACGCATCCCCTTCTTTCATTGCACGTGAGTTAAGTAACATTCCCACAAAGTCAGTTGTGATGTGACCTGGGTCAATGAACTCAACAAGTAGTTCTGCTAGTTCATCTCTCTTCTCTTTATCTTTCATAAGAGAGGCGATAGCTTCATGATATTTTTTCTTTTCCATTAATTTACTCTCCTAAACATTACGGAAACTTACGGTTGTCTAGTTCTGAATGTCAATTCTCGTTTGGTTGTATCGTGATGAATAACTGTTGCAATTTGTCCTGCAGCAATACCTGCTGTAGAAACGTAGCTAAGTTTTCCAGCTTGTGCAGCTGTATCATCAGCAGCGTTAAGTACCTCACATCTTGCTCCAGGTACTAGGTTGGCACTATAAACATAGTTTCCACTAGTTACAGTGTATGTGCCACCTGCGTGTAGGGCAACTAGTGCTCCTGAAGGAATAGTTCTTCCTTGTAACATGCTTGGGGCAGTTGTATATACGTCTGCATTGAACGGTAAATTAGTAGCTCCTGCAAATCCGCCTCGTAGGTTACTTGAACCTGCTGGGTAATTTACATAAATTGGTGGTTCTTGTTGAACAACACTAAAAGCAGCTAAATACACTGCCTCTTTTGCTTCATCTGCTGTTGCGGGGACTCTACATCCAACCAAATCTTGTCTACTTCCATAGTTATGATTTTGGGAGTGGTCCACTATAACGCACATACGACCTTCAACAATATCCGCTACTGCTACTGCTCCAATGCTATCAGCAATCTTTCTAAATCTCATTTTATTCCTCCGTTACTCTTTATCTTTTCCGAATTTAAGGAAATTAGCAAGTTTACTAGCATCTAGTTTGTCTTCTTCACCAACAATTGGTGGAAGTGTTTCTGCTTTTTCTTCTAGTTCAGCTTCTTCTTTTGCTTTCTCTACTTCTTTACCAAAAGCTAAAACCTCTGCAATTAGGAACTTCAGAGAACCCTCATCAAGTGCAAGTAAGGTCTCTGAGTTTTCTACAAAGTACTCTTCGTCCTTTTTAATACCAGCCTCAGTAAACTGAAGTTTGATACTTGCCATCTTTTCTGCTAATTCTTTTTCTGCTTCTACTACAGATTTAAACTCTTTTAGTCCTTCGAGTTCAGTGGAAAGCTCTTCTACTGATGCAAGTGAACTATTAAGTTTTTCTAGTAATCCTTCTTTTTCCTCTTGCAATTCAGTCAAAGATTTTTCCAATTCTTCGATTTTTAATTCTTTCTCTTCCATATCTTTTTTCTCCATTTCTGCTAATGCAAGAATAGTTGTGCGACCCTCATAGGCAGGTGTCTCTACAAGAGTTGCTGCCTTTAAGACTGTGTGATATAGGTCCATTACTCCCTCATACTTCTCGCTGTCAGTGGTCATTGTATAACCAATCTCCCAAGAAATATTTAGTGTCTCATCATTATCTTTCTTTTCTTTGAGTAGTCCGATGTCTTCTGGTCTCTCACTGTTCCACAGAGCAGCAAGTCCTTCAATACGATTCCCAACCTCTTTCAGGTGGGTAATCACACCAATTGGCATCGATGCTTCATGTCCTTTAATCTTTCCAAGGGTCATTTTTATAGGCATGTGAATACCAGAATTGATAATGTTACTAAACTCCTCTTTCGGAATTCTTACTTTGTTCCCATTAGGTTCATCATCAGTGAGGATGAACTTAGCCCATGTTACATTGGGATTAAGTAATAAAGAGGCAAAGGATTCATTAACCTTTTCACTATTATCTATACTATATTGTACCATATCTGATGAAATCTTGATAAATTCTGTCATTTTTTACTCCTTTTCTGTTGATTCTGGCTCGTTTTCAGTAGGTTCCATGTCCGTTTTATCATTATTACCCGTATTATTATTCATAGTATTGGTATTATCTTGCTTATCAAACGGTTGTGGGTTGTACTCATCCAAGCCTAATTCTTCTAATAAATCTTTCTCTTCTTTTCTGGAATGAACTTCTTCATCCCAGTTATAGCCATAGAATTCTGAAATAGAACTTCTAGAAATATTTCCTTTCTCATATAGTTCTAGGAGTGCTTGTGACAAATCGGCGAATTTTACAAGATTTATTTTTTCAAACCTTACCCCACCGTAATCCCCTAAATCATTCTTCTTTACTACCTCATCGAAAATATACTTTGCTATTCTTAGTAATTTGACTCTAAAATTTTCCATTGTAGCTATAGGAGAAAGTGTTGCAAAGTCATGGTCAGCTGACCCACTTCTTTCTGCTTCTCCCATAATTAATACTCTTGGAAAACCTAGGGCATAAACGATGTCGTTATTTATTTCTTTATACTTATCATTACTTAGTAGAGCTTCTACTGGCGGTATTACCCACTCTATGTCAAGAGTGTGGTTGCCAAATAGTTGAAATACTCTTTCTATACTTGCTGGTGATATTGAATATCTTGAGCTAATTTGAGCTTTTAGCTCTTCCAACTGATACTCTGTTTCCTGTGTCAAAGGAAAATCTTTATCTCCAAGTCTGAATACCTGTATAGCTTCAATAACTCTAGAAGCTAATGCAAAGTCCATAGCACGTATGTTTCTTTTATGCTCTAAAGGCTCTAATGCTGAGTATAGGTATGGTGTTGGGTAGGGAGTGTCAACCATTGGCTTTCTTCTAATAAACAGTTTGTGCTTATCTTTTAGAAGAATTTTTCTATTTCCGTTCTTGATTTGTTCTACAAATCCTGGGTATGATGTTAGAAAGTCTGATAAAACCTTTGAATCTTCTGGTGTAGTCGGTGTTAGAGACTTTTGTAAAAGTCTCAAATACTCTGTAGGAATGTTTAGGTAATATCTAGGTTCTCTAGAGATAAAGGAATCTTTTAGTTCAATATTCTTAGGATTTCTATACCACATGTCTTTAGGTAGCCATGCCTTAGAATATTTCTTTACTCCCATCTCTTCTAGCTCAGGTTTCTTTTTCCACTCAAATGTAATTGACGGAACTACCAATCCAGAAACAAGAAATTCTTGTGCTCCTTCTTGTAGAAAATCAACTATCTGTGGTTTGATTCCTTCTAGCATTCTATACTGATTTTCTGATAGTGACCCTTTATCAATAACTAATTCATTGATACCAAGTTCTATCAGCTTATCTATAGTTGTACTGGCTATGGGGTCTCGTCTGTAGAAATATCTACATCTTTCAACTACTTGCTCATACTCCTTTGCTGTTAATGCCCCAGCTTTTGGTTTATTGTGGGGAGCATCTCTCCAAGGGTTTGCTGGAGTATAGCTGTTAAGTGGAGTATCCCAAATAGCGGCAGTCGCATGACTTATTGCTTTTGGGTCTTCCAAATGTTCTTTCTGCACTCTTGTTGCAGCTTCTGCTTTTACTGTACTGTCTTTTTTTCTTGCCATTATAACCAACCTGTTCCTAATAACTTTATTTGTTTATTTCGGAAATCTAAACTTTCGTTTGTTAGATAATAAGCCAATACTCCGCTTAAGAGGGATGCTGTAAAGTGGTCTTCTCCTTTATTTCCCCCTGCTGGTGTCATTGTCTTATATGAGATTATCCCAGTAGTTGGGTTCTTGGTATAAGTCATCCTTTCCAACTCGGTCACCGTATCCATATCCGTACTAGAATAAATAATTCTGTGTTTATTTGTATATTCTTGTAACAGTGAAACGGATAATGGTTTAGCTCTTGACTTTATTTCTTTTCCGTCTTCGTCCACACCCAAAATGATGGCTGAATTAAACTTAATCGGTATGAGATAATTTTCATAATTCTTTTTATCATATTGTCTTCCTTTTAGTAAATCCTGAATCACACTCATTCCTGCGTGTCCTTCATCCATCCCTATTAGTGAGGGACTATACTTCGTATCCAAAGCATCAATAAATCTTTTTTGAATTGGATAAGGAACCTTCACCAGCCTAATTTTAGAATGAAATTTAAAACTCATATTATCATCTAAATACATAATAAATATTGCTGTAGGCTCTGTGTATCCAAGGTCAACTCCAAAAATTACTCCATTATTCTTAGGCATTGCTGGAAGTACTTGTACTTTTTGAAGGTAGTCACTAAAATTTTCTCCAAAAGTAATACCATTTAGGGCAATTTTGTAGACTGGGTATGATTGGATATTCATTAGTCTTCTATCAAATACTGCATAGATAGGAGAACCGTGTTGACCCAAAACGAAGTGAGCGAATTCTTCTGTATTCTTTCCCCCGTATCTTCTAATAGCGTCTTCTTCTGCCTCATCATCAAATCTAGGATTTTGGTAGGAATCGATTCTGTATCTGCTGTAAGTATCGTCATTCTTGTCTGCGTGGTAGTTTACATTCTCTTCCCTAATTCCTGTTGGAACTCCTGAAACTATGAGTTTACTTCCATCCATCCAGTAGTTGATTGTAGCTTGTAATTCTAACCATGTTCCCCAAGGATAGTAGCCTGAGTTTTTTGTGAGTACTCCACCTACAAAGAAGTTACCATTTCCCTCTACTGTAATATCATAAAGATATTTGGCTCTAGTATTTACTTCTTTAATTCCAGTTACTTTGCAGAACTGTAAAGTTTCATTATTCTCTGCTTTCTGAACAGTTTCTAAAACTGGAAAAGAATTGTTATATTTTCCCTCTCCTATCTTATAGCCCATACATTCTGGAACATGTGGCTTAATTATTTCTCTGAGTCTTTTTAAAGAGGAATTTTTAATTCTAATAAAAAATAACTCTTTACTTTTATCTTTTAGTACTTTAGATTTGATGTCCCATTTTTCTTTAAGGTACTCTACAATAATTTCATTCTCTTCTTTAGAGAAGGAATGTGTTGAAAGACTTCCACTCTCAGACCCATCATCCATCCACCATACAGCTAATCCCAAAGAGGTAAGCCTATCAAGGTATTCTCTAGTAACAGTCTTTTTGTTTTTAGGATAAAGCTCATTTCCAATTTTTAGAATCTGTGGATGTCCAATAGTTCCAAAACTATAATTGAATGTTCCCCACCCTCCGTTTTTACTAATTCTTGGTTTAGTTCTAACCAATCTTTTCAATTTAGATACTAACCAATCAACATATTCTTTCTGTTTCAGGCTGTGATTTGTTCTATATCTAGCTCTACTTATGTCGAATTCCGCAGAACCGTCCCCTAAAAAGGAACCTAAAATTACCTGATATTCTTCCTCTGATAGAGGAACCTCGTCAAAAATATCACTAATATTTAATCCTAAAGAGGAAATTTTTCTAAAAATAGACTTAGTACTCCTATTTAAAACTTTAGCAATATCTTTTACTTTAACAGAGTTTTGTACTTGGGTTTTTACGTACTCTATTTCAGAGTCTTCCCAGTATTTTCTTTTTGTGTTTTTATATAGATATAGACTATCATCTACAGATAGTTCTTTTGCTGTGACATACCCAACATCCGTGTAAATTCTATGGTTTTCCCCCACTCTAATATGAGAATCCTCAAATTGAATTTCCAAGACTCTTTGTTGCCTCTTTATTTTTCTTACTGAGGAAACTCTATCTTCAATAATGTTTTCTCCATCCCAAGATAGAACAGTATCACCAGCTTTTAGTTCAGAAACTTTTTTATTTGTGTTTACTCCAGCAATTTTCTGCGTTCCAACAATACACTCGTCCACAATAAAGAAAGGAGTGTGAAGACCAATAACATTTTCCCCCTTTCCAGATTGTCCAGCAATTCTGCACATCAGTGTAGCATGTGCCTTTGTTTCAATTCTGTGTTCAGAGTTGTTAATACCACTTCTGTAATTTACAAAGTTCTTTAACAAACTATTTGTTCTAAAGAACATTTTCAACATTTCCCACACAGGGTCTAGCTGTGCTTTGTTTGGCACAGAGTAAATTATATACTCCCCAGGATAAAGATTGTTAAATAATATCCAGATAATCATGTGCACAATAGCAAATGTTTTACCTACAGCACGACTTGCTCTTAGAGAAATATATGGATTTGTATCCACCAGTAGTTCTTTCTGGTAGATTGTGAATTCCATATTTTGCTCTACTTCAGAAACTTCTTTTCGTAAATCCTCTTCATTTGAGTCTATCTCATGTAAGAATTCCCCAAACAGAACAGGATTTCTGAATATTCTGATAAGCTGCTGTTCTTTTACAGAAAGTTTTTCTACTACAGCCATATACTAGAGTCCCTCTGGAAACTTGCTTTTGTATTTCTCCTGTAGTTCTTTCAGCTCAGTGGAGGTAAGTTCCAGCCTTCCAGTACATTTTTCAGCCTCATTCTCATCCTTTTGTTCAATCATTCTTCCACATTCCAAAATAATTTTATTCCCCTCTTCTGGATATAAAAACCAGCCATCAAACAATAACATTCCACACTCTGGACAAACTGCCCTAAATATTTTATTCTTATAGAATCTATTTGCTTTGTCCTGTATATTTTGAATATAAGATTCAATAGAATCTTCTTTTTCTTCTTTTCGAGTTTTGCGTGTAATATTTAAATCTCTTTGCATGTCTGAAATATCTTTTCTCAAACTAGAAATAAATTTATTTAGTTCACCAATAACTCTTATGTTTCCATCTCCAACACCTTCTAACTGTAAGTTATAGAGAGTATCTTCGTAATCTTTTAAAGTTAATAAGGCACGTATAAGTGCCCTAAGAACTTGTGTATCGTTAAATTTTAAATCATCTAGGGCATAGTCTTCTCTGAACATTTCCATCATGTCCAGTATCCTATCCTCTAAGTCCTGTTTTGGTATGAAAGTTGTAAGCTTTTTTTCTTGTCTTTCTTCCCAAATCTTATCGAACTCCTCATCAGAAAGGTTTTGATATTGTGCTAGATTGCGTAAACTTTCTTTTGATTTTGCCAAACTCCCCTCCTATAAACTACACTT